TTGACGGCCACATATACGAAAAGCCTTAGGCAGCTCACCGAGATCATCGAGGCTGGCGCTCCTGTTAGGAAGGCTTCATCAATTATGGCCGAGCTCACCACCATCGCGGGGAGGAAACTCGGATGATACAAGGAAAGACCGAGCCGAGGATCTGGACGCCTCCGCTCAAGAAACTGACCAAAGCTAACTCTCTGGGTTTTGCGTTTTGTGAATTTTGTGAAGTGCTGGGCGTGGAACTTTTGCCCTGGCAAAAGTGGCTTGCGATTCACGCGCTTGAAACAGTCCAGGAAGGGGACCAGTGGAGATTCAGATTCCGTTATGTGGTGACGTTGGTCAGCAGGCAGAACGGAAAGACATATTTTGAGGTCCTATTAAATATTTTCTTTTTGTTCGGATTGAAGTCGCATCTTGTTCTTGGCACTGCTCAGAACTTGGACACGGCAGTCGAAACATTTGAAGATACTGTGGACCAGATCGAGGAAGTCCCGGAACTTAAAGAACTACTTCAGAAGGTCAACCGTGGAACAGGAAAGCGCGAGCTTCTCCTTGAAACGGGCGACAGATACAAGGTCATAGCGGCGACGAGGAAGGCGAGAGGTCTTTCCTCCGACCTGATCATGATGGACGAGCTGCGAGAGCAGACGAACTGGGATGCGTGGGGAGCCATCTCCAAGACGATGATGGCAAGGCCCACGGCTATCTTATTTGGGTTCAGTAACGCGGGAGACGTCACGAGCGTCGTTCTCAGGCACCTCAGACTTCAAGCACACGCCCAACTGGGCGATCCAGACGGTGTGGCATCTTCCCGCGCTTCTTTAGGTGGAGAGGACACGGACGACGCGATCGGCCTGTTCGAATGGTCGGCATCCCCCGACTGTGAGATAGACGACAAGGAACAGTGGGCGCAGGCGAATCCGTCACTCAATTACGGATTTCTGACGGAGCGCGCATTGAAGACGGCGATGTCCACCGATCCGGAGAGCATCTTCCGAACGGAGTGCCTCTGCCAGTGGGTGGAGAGCAGACTTCCCGAACCGTTCCCGGATGGATCCTGGATAGGTGGTCAGGATGAAGAGAGTTTCATCCGTGAAGACAGTGAGTTGTATTGGGGCATTGATATGTCTCAGGACAGGAAGTACACGGTCATCTCGGTCTGCGGAATGAGAGAAGACGGGAACTATCACGTTGAGATCGTTGACAGACGGATCGGATCCGAGTGGGCTGTTGACTGGTTCAAGGCAAGATCTCCGAAGTACGGTGAGATGAAACTCTGTTTTCAGGGCCGTGGCGCACCGGTGTCAGGACTTGCAGAGCAGATCTGCACTATTGACGGAATAACAAGGATGGCGCAGGAAGGTCCAGACCTTTCTGCAGGATGGAACCGCTTTTATGATGCGGTGGCGGCCTGCTCACCAACGGATAACCGTGGCGGTGTGAAGGTTTACCACATTCCACAGCCCGTTCTTGATACTCCGGGCAGAACATGCCAACTCCGTAACTTGGGCGGAGGCATCATGCTCCCGGACAGGGTGAAGAGCCCTGACGATATAAGTCCGCTCATGGCAGCGGCTATGGCCTATGCGGGAGCGACACAGATAACCAAGAAAGAGAAGAAGGTTTACGAATCGAGCTATGCTTCAGGCAGCAGCTTGACGTTTATCTAAAAAGAAAAAGGGGAACACTTAAATGGCGAGTATTTTCGAGCGCTGGCGGATGATCAGCAGACCATCGATCGTTAACGTCACACTTTCGGGCGATGCCTCAACGCAAGTGCTGAACATGACGGCAACGGAACTATACCGCACACAGGATAATCTCCGAGCCGTTGTCGACTTCCTGTCGAACAGCATTGCACAGCTCCCGCTCAAGGTTTATGTCCGAAACGGAGAGACCGAGCGCAAGAGAGACCGCACATCCGAGGCGGCTCTTTTACTTTGGAGACCGAACGATTATATGACTCAGTTCGAGTTCATTCGCGGACTCGTTGAGGAGTATTTCGTTTATGGCGCGGTTTATGTATGGGTGGTTCCGAGCGTGGCAAGCGCGAGCGGATGGAATCTTCATATCGTTCCTACCAACTGGGTGATTGGATCTGAGATGGCCACGGCTTACAAGCCGGGAACGATCAGAGTTCATTCTAAGACGGGGCAGACGGTGGATATTCCTGAGAAGGAGTTCATTCAGTTCAAGACATACAGTCCTGGACACCCGGGCGGGTATCTTTCACCGATCAGCGCCTTGAGACAGACACTTCTTGAACAGGTCGAGTCAGGAAAGTTCCGCAGACAGCTCTGGCGGTCATCGGGTAGGCTCAATGCTCAGATTGTCAGGCCGAAGGACGTTGCACCGTGGACAGACGAACAGAGAAGCAAATTCGCGACCGCATTCCGTGAGGCATGGGGCGCGGGCGGCTCGAAGGCAGGATCCATCCCGCTTATGGAAGACGGAATGGAAATCAAGCCGTTCCAGACTTCTTTCAAGGAGTCGGAGTGGGCGCAGTCCGTAGTTCTTTCACGTGAAGCGGTCGCTGCAGCTTATGGCATTAACCCGTCTCTGATCTGGCACTCCAATACTCAGACCTACGCATCAAGCAAGGATAACGCGAGAGCGCTTTATGCTGAATGCCTCGGCCCTGTGATCCAGATGCTTCAGCAGAGGTTCAACGCGTTCTTGCTGCCTATGGTCGGAGCGGATCCGAACACGTATGTCGAGTTCGACATTGAAGAGAAGCTCAAGTGGAGTTTCGAGGAACGTGCGAGCATCCTGCAGAGCGCGGTTGGAGGACCGTGGCTCACGAGAGACGAGGCGCGTGCCGAACTCAACCTTGCACCGTTGCCTGACGGACAGGGCGCACAGATCATCACACCACTCAATGTGGTCACTGGCGGGCTATCAGCTCCGAATGATACTCCGGGCGGATCATATAACTATCCTGCTGTTGGTGGTGATCAGACCGACAAGAGCGCGGGGCCGTGCGAGTGCAAGTCTTGCAAGGAAACTGAAGAACTCAGGCTGAAGGGCAAGAGCACAGTGGAAGATGACAAGAGCATCGCAGACATTCTTGTGGCCTTTTTCGCAAGGCAGAAGCGCTCAGTCCTTCCCAAGATCAACGCAGGGGATCCTGACTTTTGGAACGAGGACCGTTGGAACAAGGAACTCGCAGAGGACCTTGAGCCTGCACTGCAAAAGATAGCAGATGAGCACGGCAAGGAAACAGCCGAGGTGCTTGGTTCCGTTTATGTCGTTGAGGTCACGAAGAACTACATCAAGAAGACCTCCGAGATGCGGGCCAAGAATATAAACAAGCGCACACTTCATCACATTCAGAAGGACCTCGAGAGCGAGGAACCGGACACGGCTCACGTTTTCGAGACGAGATCCAATGAGAGCGGAAGAATAGCAAAGGCTGCAGCAGGAGCGACCGCGTCCTGGGCGTTGATCGAGGCATCTCATCAGGCCATTAGTGATGGAACTCCGAGTGTAGTTGGAAAGATCGTTGAGAAGGAATGGGTAACTGGACCGAACTCGAGACCGAGTCACGCGGCCATGAACGGTGAGCGCGTTCCGATCGATGCAGATTTTTCCAATGGTCAGCACTGGCCTGGCGAGGACATCGGAGATCCTGACGAGAGCTGTGGATGTAACTGCACGACCGAGGTCGTTATCTCGAGGGGGTGATTTGATGATTCACGTTATCTCAGGAGCACCGTGCTCGGGGAAGTCAACCTACATCAGAGAGCATGCGCGATCTGGTGACTTGATCATCGATCTTGATGAGATTGCAAAGGCTATCGGCACTCCCGATCACGATTACTGCTCGAAAGTTAAGAAGGAAACCCTGTCGGAGATCCGCAGGCTACTGGTCGAGGACGCGATCGCTGGAAAGGATTCGTTTGATTCTTGGATAGTTGATACGTTGCTTTCAGGATCCTACCCGGAAGACGCGGAGATTATCCAGCTTGAGGTTGACAAGGAGACCGCGATCGAACGTGCTAAGGCGGAAGGCAGACCGCAGAAGACCTTTGATGCAATAGACAAATATTTTGCCGAAGAGAAAGGAAGAGATATGGATCACAAGTACAAGAGTTTTGAACTCAAATCCAAAGAAGATGAGACCGGCATGATAGCCGGTTTTTTTAGCACCTATGACGAAGAGCCTGACAGCTATGGCGACATTATCAGACCTGGTGCTTTCACCGAGACGATAAAAAAGAGGCAGGAGAGTGGTCATCCATTCCCGCTCTGCTTTAACCATGACTTCAGTCAGGTGATCGGCGCAGTCGACAAGATCGAGGACACGGAGAAAGGTCCTTATATCGAGGCTCACTTTCTTGATACGGCACTCGCACAGGACGTTCGCAAGATGCTGAAGTCCGGTGCGATCTATCAGTTTTCTTTCGCTTATGACGTTCTTGGCTGGGAAGATCCCAGCAAGGAACAGAAGGAAAAGGGCATCTTTAATGTCCTTACAAAACTTGAGGTTTTCGAGATCTCGGTTGTTACTGTACCCGCAAATCAGAACGCGGTCATGACGGAAGTCAAGAACGCGGAGCCCGAGACCAAGCAGGGCAGGCGCAACAGAAAGTCTGACGAAGACATCATCCGTTCATGTATCGAATCGTTGCAGTCATTACTTGACGAAGACGATGGAGATAATTCGACAGAAGACGAGGCGAAGGCTGCGGAGGCAGAACCTAAGGTCAACGAGGCATCGGAGGAACCGAAGGATGACAGCAACGCAAAACGAGCTGAGGCGATCCTGTCACACATCAAATCAATGAAGGAGGTTCCTGACCATGACGATTAAGGAACAGCTCGCAGAAAAGAAGCAGGCGCTCGTTGATCTTGAACCGATGCTCAAAGCCGAGGATGTGACTGAGGAAACAGTCAGCCAGGGCGAGGCGCTGGTCAAAGAGATCGCAGAGCTTGAAGAGAAGTGCGCTAAGGCTGAAAAGGCAGAGGCCCTTCTCAAGAACATCGGCACAGCCGAAAACGAAAACACAGACATGGAGGAAAAAGAAATGTCACAGCTTGATGAATTTACAAAGAAGTGCGCAGAGATTACCGATAAGAAGGCAGGCGCAAGGATGCACTTTGAGAAGTCCGCAACGGATGTTGTTATGGCTCCCCAGATCGCAGACGTAGACCGTTCCGTAGCTCCCGTAGGCAAGAGAACACCTGCAGCTTCACTCTTTACTGAAGCTCAGATCAGCGGCAACGCTATCACATACTTCCTTGAGGGCGCTTTCGAGGGAACACCTGCTGCAACAGCACAGGGCGCTAAAAAGCCTCAGGTTTCTACTTCTTTCGAGTCCAAGACTCTTGCACTCAGCAAGATCGCTGCTTATGTCAAGGAAACAGACGAGATCCTCGCAGACGCCCCCTTCCTTGCATCTGAAGTTCAGAACACACTCATGCATCAGGTTGGCAAGGCTGAAGATGCTTATGTTATCGGTCAGATCCAGGGCACTACTGGCATCGGCGCAGAGACATATGGCGGCAGCACAACCGTCACATTTGCCGATGGTATTCTCAACGCTATCATGAAGGTTAGAAACGACTCAGCTTATGATGCCGGCGTTGTAATTCTTAACCCCGCTGATATTGCTGCGCTCATGACAGCAAAGGACGGCAATGACCAGTATTATGGCGGCGGCTACTTCGTAGGCGCTTATGGTAATGGCGCTTATGGCGCTCCTGTCTCCATCTGGGGCGTTCAGATCTTCGCATCTTCTAAGATTACACAGGGCACTGCTCTCGTTGTAGCTAAGGAAGCTGTAAAGACTTGGAGAAAGGGCGGCATGGATGTAGCTATTGCTGCTGAGAACGAGGACGATTTCCTCTATAACAGAGTTACACTCCGTGCTGAGGTTAGACTTGCAACAGCAGTTGTCGACCTCAAGGGTGTCGTTCTTCTCGCTGAAGGACAGTAATGTACAAAAGAGGGGATCCTCAGGGCTCCCCTCTTCATTCTTTAGAAAGGAGTCATGCACCTATGAAGATCTATGTGGTTAATGGCCGCAAGGTGTGGCTTGACAAGGCCCCTGAGGGGTACGTTGAACCGAAGCCTGCGAAGACCGCTGAGCCTGTCAAGGAAGAGACCGAGACAAAGGCTAAAAAAGCACCGGCTAACAAGTCGAGGAAGGCAGGATCTAATAAATGAGCGAATTTGATCACGCGACATTGAGTCCGTGGGGATACATCATGGACACGGAGTCGTTGCCGAGCTTCATTAGTGAGAGCGATTTCACGATCTTCACCAATCGCAAGTTCGCAGATGACACGAGGATCCCTGTGGCCATCCCGAGCGCATCGGAAGCTATCCGCAACTATTGCGGGTGGCACATTTCGCCATCGCTGACATGCGGCATGATCTACAACGTGAGAGACCTTCGCGATGCTTTTGTTGGTCCTGATCTTCTGGTCCAGCTCCCTGCGACATATGTCACGGGCATCCAGAAGGTGATTCTCAATGCAGTGCTTAATCCGTCAACCGGATTGTATGAAGGCGATGAGATCGATGACTACGAGATCGGAATGGGAACGGGACTCCTGAGGATCTATGACGTGGGATGCCTTGACCGCAAGTCAAGGATCTTCATCAAGTACACGGCTGGATATACCTCGGCACCGAGCGCCATCCAGGAACTCACGGCAGACCGTGTGGCACACGCAGTCACCAATCCGTTTGGAGTCAGCTCTGAAGCGGCAGGTGGTGTCTCTGTTTCATACAGTGGAGCCTGGGCAGGAAGTTCTAATTCTTCCACACTCCCCAGCGACAGCCGAGAGACTTTGGAGGCTTACAGAGTTAAGGGGGTGTTCTAAATGCTCCCTTCTTTTTGTAATCAGACGGTGACGAGGATCAGACCGGGCGAGAAGGAGCTGAGAGGTTCCGTAGTGCCGGACTGGGATCCTGCGAAGGTCGACAGACTGGTGATCAAGGGCTGTTCAGTTCAGCCTGCGACCACTACGTTGTCAGAAGACGGACGTGTTCTTGGTATCACGGAACAGTGGACAGCATACCTTCCTGAAGGTTCTGACGTTAAAGCAGGAGACCACATCGAGTTTGACGGAGACGTTTACACGATCAACGGTGAACCTAAAAAGTGGACTGCTGCAGCGAGGCTGTCAAACATTCAGCTTAACCTCATAAGGTGGAAAGGCTAACCATGAAACAGACTCGCATCGTTTTCAATTCGGAAGGATTCCGTCAGATCTTATTGTCTGACGGTTGTCACGAGCTCGTACAGAAGACCACGGAAGAGATCAGAGACAAGGCCGTGCAGAATTACGCGGCTGTCAGTCCGAACGGTGTCGATGCAGAAGCAGGCATCACGGCGCGCACACAGGTGGGTGGTTATGGCGGAGGTCGATGGATCGGTTTCGTTTCTACCGCTGACCAGTATGCGGCTGCTGCCGAATCGGAAGACACGGTTCTTACGAGGGCATTATCATGAACATTTTGAAACCTGTCGACATAGAGAATGAGGTCCGGCTCGCTTTGAAGGACTACTTTGAAGCCTACTGCAGACCACTTCCTGAGACCTATGGCCTGCCCAATGTGCTCGTAGAGCAGACGGGCGGAGATACGGAGAATCAGATCGACACGTTCCAGGTCAGGCTCTCGGTGAGAGCTGAGACCGATGCGGAATCGAACGATGTGATGCGAGAAGTTCTGGGAGTTCTCCAGACGCGCTGCGAAGAACAGTTCGGAGCCTTGAGACATATGTCGCTTAACAGTCAGGCGAGCTGGTCGACCGATCCGGTACGACCTGACTTAAAACTTTGCACGGCACTGGTTCTTATAACCACACACCGTGAGACGGTCACAATATAAACGCAAAGGAGAAACAGATATGTCAGTACTTATTGGCGCAGGACGCGCAACAGGCATGTTTTTCACAGCCCCTAAGGGCACAGCACTTCCTGCTACTCCCGGTGAAGCTCTTGGAGCTGGCTGGACAGAGGTTGGTGCTATTACGGAAGACGGTATCACTTTTGCTCTCCCTTCGGGTGACGTTCTTAGGAACTGGGCACTCGTAGCAGAGAGAAAGGTCAACACCGAGAACGGAAACGTCACGGCTCCTATCATGTACACTTCTAAGGAAGTTCTTGAAACATTGTTTGGTGCTGATAACGTTTCATACGTTGCTGCTGATTCTACACACGGCAACGTATCAACAGTTGAGATCTCACCTGACGTCAGTGCTGAGCCTGCAGCGTATCTTTTCCTCATGAAGGATGGAAACAAGCTCGCAATGCTCGGAACCTCCAACGGTTTGATCACCGAGATCGGAGACGTCACATTCTCACCTACGGAAGGAACGACCTGGGAAGCCACGATCGATGCTTCATGGACATTCTCCATTGATGATGGCGAGATCGTATAACAGATAAGGAGATTTACCCATGCCTAAATACTCGCTTACACAGAAGAACAAGTCATATTTAACTCTCGAAATTGAGGGAAAGACCTACAACATTCCGCTCGCAAACGCAATGAAGGTCAAGGAAGTCAGAAAGCTCATGAAGATCTCCAAGCTGGACGATAACGATCAGCTTGATCTTATGTTCGACTTCCTGTCAGAGCACATGGGCACAGAAGTCGTTGACGAGATGCTCACAGAAGATGTCAAAGAGATCTTTGAGCTCTGGGGCAAGGCCAACGCGCAGGCTGAAGGTCTTACACCGGGGGAATCTATGGCCTCGCAGAGTTCCTGACGGGACATGACGAGGCTATAAATTACGACCTCCTAACTCGTACGGGTTATACTCTGGATGACGTAGGGGGCAGACTTTCGTGGTCTGCCCTTTTTTCATTTGTGCATAACCTGCCAACGGACAGTGCACTCTCGCGGTCACTCGGAAGAGCGACAGGCTGGGAAGACACGCTGAAAACGAACGCGCTCTTAGCGGACATATTCGACATGCTTCAGGTGATCCATGCTGATATTTGTGCGCTCGGAGGCAAGAAAGTGCATATAAAGCCCTACCCGAGACCGGGCAGGGATAAAGATAAAAAGCGGATAGGCAAGGGCGCTATGCCTTATGACCAACTCCGTGAATGGATAAAGGAGAGACAGACACATGGCTGATGGTAAGCATATAGAGGTTGCGAAAGCCTATATAACTGTGGTTCCGAGCCTTGAGGGAAGCCAGAAACAGATCGCCACTGAGATGGGTGCTGTCATGGAGCCTGCTGCGAAGCAGACAGGTGAGAAGTCGGGCAAGTCTTTCGGTGAGTCTCTCGCCAAAGGGATCAAGACCACTGCAGCGATCATCACGGGCGCTCTCGCAACGGCTACAGCCGGAGCACTTGCTACGGGCAAGGCTTTTATAAATGCTGCGAGCGCAACGGCATCTTATGGCGATAACATCGACAAGATGAGCCAGAAGATGGGAATCTCAGCTCAGGCATACCAGGAGTGGGACTATATCCTCAAAAGGAACGGTGCAAGCATTGATGGTATGAAAACGTCAATGCTGAAGCTCACGAAGGCGGCTGAAGGTGGCGATGATGCGTTCAAGGCTCTCGGTATCAGCCAGAACGATCTTGCAAGCATGAGCAAGGACGATCTCTTTGCGGCTACGATCAAGGGCCTGCAGGGAGTCAAAGACGAAGGCCAGCGCACCGTGCTTGCTAACAAGTTACTTGGAAAGGGCGCTACCGAACTGGGCGCCCTTTTGAACAGTTCTGCATCCGACACTGAAGCGCTCAGGCAGAAGGTTCACGATCTGGGTGGTGTCATGTCCAACGAAGCGGTCAAGGATGCTGCCAACTATCAGGATCAGATGACCGATGTTCAGACAGCTCTCACGGGGCTCAAGAACAACATGATGAGCTCATTCCTTCCGGGTATCAGCTCAGTCATGACGGGCCTGTCAAAAGTCTTCAGCGGCAAGGGTGGTGTGGCCGAGATCAAGAGCGGACTTCAGTCCGTGGTCACGAGCATCACCTCACTCGCGCCACAGTTTGCACAGGTCGCAAGTGTACTAATAAATGGACTATTGCAGGGTTTTGCACCGATGATCCCGTCTCTGGTGAGCTCGATCTTCGGTTTCTTGCAGACCGCGCTGTTAACACTGGTTTCTCTCATCCCTCAGCTCACTCCGGTCATCACAGAGGGACTCAAGGGTGTCGGATCTGCGCTCATGACCGCATTGCCTGTTTTGATCCAGGCTTTGATCAGCATGGCACAGGAGCTCGTGTTGTGGTTAGCCAGTGGAGAGAACACGGCCACGTTTGTGTCGGGCATTTTACAGCTCGTCAGCGTAATTGCAGAAAGTCTCGCATCGAGTCTTGAGGTGCTCCTGCCGGCCATCGTAAACATCATCGGTCAGATCGCAGATGCGCTCACAAAACCTGCCAACGTAGCCATGATCCTCAAATCGGTTCTTTACATAGTCGGGGCCGTGATCGTAGCGCTTGTAAAGGCCCTGCCTGAGATCGGTGGAGTCATCGTCAAGACTACGGTCAATGCGTTCAACCTGTTGAAGCAGGCTGCATCTGCCCTTATTGCCAAGATAGGACCGTGGCTCGCATCTGTATGGAGCGGAATAAAGACATGGTTCGCATCGCTGCCTGGGAAGCTCACAAGCGCGTTCCAGACCGCGAAGGACACGATCCTCGGATGGGGCAAGTCAGCAGTCACTTGGGGCGCTGACATGATTAAGGGATTCATTAACGGCATCAAGCAAAAGGCGGCCGCTCTGGGCAATGCCATCAAGGACCTTGCAAAGAACTGCATTAAAAAGTTCTTGCACTTCTCGGTCCCGGACGCGGGGCCTCTCGCAGATGCAGATACGTGGATGCCCGACATGGTCGACTTGATGGCGAAGGGCCTCAAGGACGCAGCTCCCGAGATGCAGGCTGCAGTGAATGACTTTGCGGGCAACATGTCTGCGACCATCACTGCAACGGGGATCCCGAGCGGACTTGATGCAGGCAACACATATAACGGTGGCAACGTCACGATCAACGTGTACGGTGCAGAAGGCCAGAGCGTGAACGAGCTGGCAGACGTTATCGCCATAAGGCTCCAGGAAATGACCACAAGGAGGGGCGCGGTATATGCCTAAGTTATTTAATCGAGGTACAAACAAGCAGGGCTTGATTGTATATGGCGGTGAGTCTTCTGCTGACTATGGCATGGTGGTCAGCGAAGCTCCTGCTTTTGAAAGAGCTGTCCGCAAGCAGACGGTCATCAACGTTCCGGGAAGAAGCGGATCCATCATCTACCAGGACGATGCCTGGGAAGACGTGATGCGCTCTTATAACGTGTGGGCGGCTGCTGACGTTGACGATCTTGAAGAGAAGGTCAACGCGTTTGAGGCGGCTCTCAATTCACAGAATGGTTACGTCAGGCTTGAAGACAGTTTTGAGCCTGACTTTTACCGTCTCGCCTATTACGCAGGCGGAGACGGTTTCAGCAACAACATGACACAGTACGGAGAAGCGACCATCAACTTCACTTGCAGGGCTGAAAGGTTCTACAAGGCGGGCGAGTTCCCTGTTGCGGTCACGGATGGCATGTATCTGGCGAACCCGACCAAGTTCACATCCAAGCCTCTGATCTACATCGAGGGAAGCGGCACGGTCACGGTGGACATCGGCGGAAACACGATCAGCGCAGAGCTGGATGACTACATCACCATCGACTGCGAAACGATGAACGCATACCGTGACAACTGGGGAACGATAGAGAACAAGAACGACAAGATTTCCGGTTCCTTCCCGCAGATTGCTCCCGGCATGAACATGGTCGGCATCACGGGAACCGTCACGAAGGTTGAGGTCACTCCTCGGTATTTTACGGTTTAAGGAGATATATTCATGTTTCCGATTCTTTATACGTCAATAACGGAAGGCACGGTTCCATCACACTACGGTGAAGGTGTCCTGTCTGACTGTATATCCTGCACCATCAAGGAAGCAAGGAATGGCGAGTATGAGCTGACGATGGAATATGCTGCATACGGCATCCACGCAGACGAAATCGCACCGAACACAGTGATCAAGGCAAAGCCTAACTTCACAGACGATCCTCAGCTCTTTCGTGTGTATAAGGTTGGCAAGACGATCAACGGGAAGTTCACCGTCAACGCTCAGCACATTTCCTATGATCTGAGCGGAAAGGTCATCACTTCCGGCTCTGCGGGCTCTGCTGCGGCTGCCTGTCTTCTTTTGACGGGCGCTGCAGGGAACTTCTCTATCACCACAGACAAGGGTTTGAGCGGGACGTTCAACATTGATGTTCCGTCTTCGGTCCGTTCGTGGTTCGGAGGAAAGACAGGATCCATCCTTGACGTGTATGGTCCAGGCGAATGGAAATATGATAATTTCTCGGCAGAGTTTATGGCGAACAGAGGCACGGACAGAGGTGTGACCATCCGCTACGGGAAGAACCTCACAGAGCTCTCCCAGACGCTCGACATGAGCAATCTGGTGAGCTCGGTCATTCCTTACTACAAGGATGGAGATGGAAACGTCACGACCGGCACAGAAGTTCCTACGGGGCTTGTGGGCATCACTCGTCAGCTCGCGGTTGACTTCTCGTCATCCGTAGATCCTGAGAGCGGTGTTCCGATTTCTACGCAGCTTGCGACTCTGGCGACAAATTATATCGCAAACAATAATCTGACTGTTTTTAAGAACAGCATCACGCTCGACTTCGTACAACTCAAGGATCTGGCTGAGAGGGTTGACCTCTGCGACACGGTCCACATCTACTTCGAGCCTCTTGGCATTACTGCAACGGCTAAGTGCATCGAGACCGTCTGGGATGTTCTCGCAGACAGGTACATTGAGACGAAGTTCGGAGATCCTCGGACGAATATCGCGGACACCATTGTCCAGCAGAAGAAAGAGATCGAGGAAAAGCCGAGCACGTCACAGATGCAGGCCGCAGTCGAGCACGCCACGGAGAAGATCACCGGAAACCTCGGAGGGTACGTCATCCTTCACGATTCCAACGGAGACGGTGAGCCGGACGAGATCCTGATCATGGACACTCCCGACATAAGCACGGCCGTGAAGGTGTGGAGATTTAACCAGGGCGGCCTCGGCTACTCTGGGAACGGCTACGCAGGGCCGTTTGATAAGCTCGCGCTGACAAATGACGGGCAGATCGTGGCTACGGCCATCACCACAGGCACGCTCAACGCGAACCTCATCAAGGCTGGTGTCATATCTGACGTGCAGGGGAACTCAAAGATCGACATGACCAACGGCAAAGCCGAAATGAAAGACTTTGACGCGATCAATTCCTTTAATCTGACGGATGGTAATGGAAACACGCGCGCGTCCATCAAATACACGAGCTTTGATGGCGGTGGATTTGAGCTTTACAACGACAATGGCGACAGGATTGCATCTATCCTTGAAAACGCGCTTGATGGTGCGAACATGGGCTTGATGGATGCCTCGAGTGTCCAGACCGTGAGGATGGGCGCTTCGGGAACAGGTGGCGGATGGTATGAAGCCAAAAACGCCAACGGCCAAAGAACATTTCTTATGGATGGCACTGCAAACGGGAACGGCTTTGTCGAGATCTGGGACGCAGGAGGCCAGAATGAAGCCGCGCTGAAACTGCTGGACAAAGACGGGAACCAAGAGGTTATAGCTCAAGTCACGAGCGGTGGCGGACGTGTTGATGTAAATAGTGAGGGTTTTCTCTTTGGTTCTCTCCGTGTTTACAACAATGGCGGTGTTCTTGACCTCTACGACTCAAACTATCTCACCATTCAGGGCACGGGCTTAAACGGAAACATCACGTGCGTGTCTGTTACACAGACATCTTCACGAAAAGTCAAAGAAAATATACAACCAATGACAGACTTCAAGAAGATCCTTGAACTGGATGCGGTGAGCTTTGACTTCAAGAATAAGAACAGGGGAACGGACAAGCGCGGCTTCATAGCCGAGGACGTGGCGAAGGTTCTCCCGAACCTTGTCACTCCCGAGACGGAGAAGATGCCTGCATCACTCGACTATGTGGGAATGATCCCGTACTTGCAGGCGGTCATTAAAGACCAGGAAAAGCGCATACAGGCGCTCGAAAATAAACTAAAGGACAAATAAGGAGGCTCTTGTATGGAAAGCAACATGATCAACAAGATCCCATCGCGACAGACACCGGTGTTCCATGTATCGCAGGGTGATGTCGGCAGAAGGCTCGACCTTGAGCTGTATGACGGGATGGAACGCGAGATCATTCCCGCGAACTCAAGCATCCGTATCAGATACAGAAGGCAGGATGGATCTATTTCATCGTTCGGTGTGAATGTCGGTTATCCCGCCAGCACGATCTACGTGATACTGCCTGAAGACGTGGCGACCGTTCCCGGATACATTTACTGCAAGATGACGATCAACGGCATCGGATATAAAGCATTTTTCATTGAAGTAGAGGGGAGATAAGACATGCAGATAGTAAATATAAACTTGGTTCCTTCCGGAGTGAACCCGATCGTTTATGCTTCCCAGCATGACAACGGCAGGGTGGTGAGATTCCATCTGATGAATAACTCGTCTGAATGGATACTTGATCCAAGCGATACCGTCCGCGCAGACATCACGAGACCTGACGGCACTGAGATCAGCATACCGATGACGAATAACGCAACACCTTATTCCGACCTCACGATCAGTTATGACGATTTAGACCAGGAAGGTGTGTATGTCGGAGAAGTGGTCATCACGGACCAGTACGACAATGTCACGGGTTCTCTTAACTTCATTCTCAAGGCGGAAGCCGATCCCTACGGCGATGATGTTACGACCGAGACCGCAGTCGGAAACCCATGCACTTTCGATACGGATATATCGGACACACTTGTTTCCCTCAAAGCCGCCATCCTCGCTTCGGGTGGGGGTGGCACACCTTCGACACCTATCCCGATAGTCGGGCATAGTGAACTTTGGTTACAAAATACGCATAATCAGAACTTGTTTGGTGGCAATTTCGATGAATTGACACGATGCTATATACCCGCAGGAACGGTAGTTTGTGCAAGCACCGAAGCGGTAGAGCCGTATGCAAATGTCAGATATTATGACAAAGATGGAAACGTAATAGACTATTGGGCGATTTCTATGTTATATGACGGAGGAAGAAGAAAATATAGGCAGTTCACGATTTTAAGTGATGCTTATTTTTTCAAATTCGACACCGCAACGGCTACTCAAATGCAAATTGAAATAGGCTCAACACCTACTCCGTATGTTGCCTACAACGGCACACCCTATCTCGTTTCATTCGGTCAGACAGTTTACGGCGGTGTGTATGATGCGAATAGGGGAAAGGTTAGGATTACACATTCGATTGTCGATTTAGGCAGTTTGCCGTGGTATAACGGTTCAACAGACACGGCAAATGTTTATAGGAAGGTTGCTAATTTTAGCGACACTATTATCCTGTCTTCGGTTTCAACAGTACCCGACATTCTGTGTACTAACTATTCACCCGTTACGCCGCTTAACATCTATAACAAGGTTGAGGGAATATCACTTAACGCAAACTCACCACAAGTTATTATCTATGACGCAAATTACAATACAGACAGCGATATGACTGCTTTCCTTGAATATATAAATGGTGTAAAACTCGTCTATCCACTCGCCACGCCCATAGAAATAGATGTGTCTGCACTTTCGGTTGATACCATTGTTGGCGTGAATAATATCGTGAGTGATTGTAACGGGGATGTGGAAGTGACCTACATCAAGAAAGTGTGACGGACATGAGCGAAGATTTAATATTGAAACTCGTTCTCGCTATTATCGGCTCTAATGCGTTCTTTTCGTTCCTTCAATTCGTCATTACAAGGCAAGACAATAAGAAGGGCATCGAAAAACAAATCAAGCGCATCTCGCAAAAGATAGACGAGAACAGCGCAGTCCTCGCCAGAACTCACATTTTGAGATTTTCAGACGAGCTGAAGAACGGCATCGAGCACAGTGCGGAGTACTTCCGTCAGCAGCTCGATGATTGTGACACATACGAGAAATATTGTGAACGGAACCCTGACTTCAAGAACAGCTACACGATGGTAGCAAACAAATACATCAAAGAGACCTTTGAGAGATTGACGAGGGAAAGCAAGATCTGAGCTTCACTGACCTCGGAATGTTTGCAATCACTCTCGTATTTGTGACCGCTCTGGCGGTCCTTATTTATATTTCCACTATGAACAAGGAGGAATGACAATGAAACTGAACGATTCTATCTACAACGTATGCAAGTGGCTCGGACTCATCTTCTGTCCTGCACTCGCTGTCCTTCTGGCCACCGTTCTCCCTGTCTGGGGAGTTGATGCAGGGCTCGTCAAGGCTCTGGTCATCACCGTCAATGCAGTCGGAGTCTTCATCGGTGCGCTCATCGGCGTCTCACAGGCTACTATCGCAAAAGAGAACAGCCTAGAAGAGTTCTATGAGAAGGACACTGAAGATGAGGTCGAAGTGAATCCATCGGAGGTGGAGTAATGGCTGCCGGTCCTGCAGCTCCCGCGGTCAAGCTCATTAAGTCCTGGCTAAATTACTCGGAATCCAATGGGAAGGCCCAGGCGTATATAATGAAGCCTTACAACAAGTTGACCGGAAGGAGTCTGAACGTCAAGACAACACCGTGGTGCCAGATCACCATCGTGTCATGCCTCTATCAGTCCAAATGCGTGAAGACCTACTCCAAGACCGCAGGATGTACACAGCAGCTCAACTGGTATAGATCCCACAAGCGCTTCAAGAAACGCGGTGTGAAGCCTGCCGTAGGTTGGCAGGTAATGTATAACTTCAAAGATAACTCCACATCGAAGAGCACTCACACAGGGCTCATTGTGGCGAAGAGCGGAAGCTATATCACCGTCATTGAAGGAAACAAAGCAAACAAGGTCGGAGCCAGAAAGATCAAGTACAACTCCAAATACATCGTAGGCTTTGGCCTGCCTTATTACAAGTAAACACACTGCCGTGTTGGATAACCTCTTAAAGGAAAATGCCCTCAGCTTATGCTGGGGGCTTTTTCTTTTGGCTACAAATGGCACCAAAATGGCACCATAAGACAAAATAAAAATCCGCAAAGGTGCGGATTTATTGTGTTTTCTCTGGTGGAGCATACGGGATTTGAACTCGTATAGGTTCGTTTCCTCACGCACAAAATGTCCGTGAAATGGGCCTTTTTCAACTTTTATTTAACCTTTTGTCCACCACCTGTGGACGAAGTGGCACCAAAAGTGGCACCAAAAGTCAGGTCGATGACCTGGGCTGTTTCGCGGTCTTCACCATCCAGGATGTGACCATACGTTCCGAACGTGTCCATTGATACCGAGTGTCCGACAATGTCTTTGATGGCCTGTTCAGGCAGCACGTTTTTCATGATGGTGATGAATGTATGTCGGAGGGAGTACACGGTGCCGGGGAGATCACGTTCCTCTTTGAGCTTTTCCCAGTGTTTTCTCATCCGTGTCTGTTTTCCCTGGGATCCATCAGGGCTGCAGAAGATCCACTCGGTGCGGAGGTTGTAATCATCGTTCCTCTTGATCGTGTTCCGGAGGATGGAGCTGGCGAGCTCACCGATCGGAATCATCCTTCGCGCATTTTTGTTTTTGCCATCGGTTATGTGACCGCGTGCGTTCACGGCCCTTCTTATGATCACTCTGTTATGTTCAATGTCGGAGATCTGCAGACCGAGAGCTTCTCCCGGGCGGAGACCTGTCAGGACCATGAAGCAGAAGAGCGGATGATACCAGAGTTTCGATGGTTCAAGGAGACGTCTAACGTCATCCTTTTCAAGGAACTCTTTTTCCTTTTTGCTGCGGCCTTTTGGAATGTAGAGATCTCCACGAGGGAGCTCGCACTGGTAATCTTGATACCCGAACTTGATGATGCCCATTATGATCGCACGAAGGTTTCGGAGGGTTTTCTCAGACAGTGCTTTTTTCTCGCCTGTGGCCTCGTTGATGACGTTCTGCCAGTCTCGGAGTGTCATTTTACATATCTTTTTAGAACCGCATCTGGGCGCGATGTAGAGCCTTATATAGCACTCGTATTGTTCGTAGGCTGGAGAGTCAGTTCCACACCGTGCTTTGACGTCTTCAAGGTATTCCCTGGCGACACGTGCAACGGTCTTCTCGCCTGAAGCCTCGCCATAGTACCATTCATCGAACTTTTTCTGGCACTCACGTCTTCCTTTGGCACCGGGAACGGAAGACGAGAAGGAGAGACGTCTTCCTTCATGTCTGACTTGTATTCTCCATCTCTGACCATCCCAGCGTGGTGTGTTCATATTATTTCTCCTGTGTAGCTCTTAAATATTCAGCATAACTTTTTAACTTGACCAAGCTCTCTGCGGTGAGACCTTGTGTAATGACACTCATGTCCGTGGCGGGCTCCGTGTCAACAAGCATGTCCATGAGAGTTCCGGGAGTCGTATTCAACGCAAAGGCGAGTGACGGAAGTTTATCCACCGAAATATTGTTTTTGCCTTTTTCAATAGCACTGATCGCGGCTCTTCCTGCGAACCCTGACTTCTTGGCGAGCTCTTCCTGGGAAAGTCCGGCAGTCTCGCGCAACATTCTAATGTACTGACCTAATGTTTTTAATCTTTCTTCTTCCATATAGAACCTCCACCGTTATTGTATGCAAATTATTACAAATGTGCAACATCACTCGACAAATGTCAATTTGTCCTTGACACATCAACGATTCATTGATAAGGTTTAACTGTCAAGCAAGACTTGACACGATAAATCGAAAGGAGGTTGAAGCATGATAGATTATGCCAGGCTAAAAGGGCTCATGGCGGAACGAGGTCTTGAAGTCACCAAGCTCGCTGAAATACTTGGAATTTCAAGGCAGGCGGCATCCCAGAAGATAAACGGGAAGAGCGCCATCAGCATCATGGATGCACGAACGATCGCACAGGCTTTACACATGACCAAAGAAGAGCGAGACAGCATTTTTTTTTAGCGAGTGTGTCAAGTCAGACACGACAAAGGAGGCAAAGGTATGAGAGGCTACAACCTTTACCCGCAACTCGGCAGATGGTTCAAGACCTGCGAAGAGATGAGCAACGAGACGAACATCAGCCGATCCAGACTCTACCGGTGCCTCTACGGGCATCAGGAGTTCACAGAAAAAGAGAAGCGTGCCATTTGGAACGCGGTCCTCATCAAACAACACGGAATCGAAGTTAGTGGTGACTTCGATGCACAGTTCAAAAGAAAGGCAGGATAATTCAATGAAATTACTCACATTTTTATTCATTCTCGGATCTCTCAGCCTGGGCTTTGCCGGCGGGATGGCTTTCATGGCCATTTTCTACAAGAGTCTGCTCAAAGAACTCAGAGCTGAAAATAGGAAGCTCCGTTCATCCAACAGGATGCTCAAGAGGTCCAAGAAGGACACGATCGAGATCATCTATCCCAAGCATGAAGACGAGATCGACTTCTCGCAGAAGTGGTGATTCATGAAGTACGACATCTATCAGGCCGAGGATGGCCACAAGAAGAAGTATCTCGTATTTGAGAAGGGCTCCAACACTTTAGGCGAAGGCACCAAGATCGCAAAGCGTTTTTTCAGGTGCAGCAATTTCAACCTCATGGTTTATCCGTGCTGGGTAAACGGAAAGGATCTTTATCTGTCTGATCCTCACATGAAGGGTTATCGCAAGTGCTTTGCGTTCACTTATTACTCGGACAGGAGGAAGAAATAATGGCAAGTGTTTATGAATTGAAACAGGGCTTCATTCTTCTTGCAAACATGATCGAAGACGAGACCGTCTCAGATGACGTCATCCTCGATGCCTGGAACAACCAGACGGATGATCTCAAGGACAAGTTCGAGAACTGCTGCAAGTATCTCAAGAATGTCGATTCCGACATCAAGGGGCTTGATGAAGAGATCAAAAGACTCCAGGCGAAGAAGAAGTCACTCCAGAACGGCAAGGACAGGCTCAAGAAGCTCATGTTGGATGCGCAGAAGGCTTGTGGAGATCCGAAGCTCCAGTGTGGTTCGTTCACCACATACATTCAGAAGAACCCGCCTAAGTTCGTTCTTGACGTTGAGTCCGTTTATGACGTTCCGGAAGAGTTTCTGAAGTTTTCAGAGCCCGAGGTTAAGTCGAAGGAAGCGCTGGATGCGATGAAGGCAGGCCAGAAGTTCACTTGGTGTCATTCCATCCAGGAAGACTCGCTGAGGATCCGCTAATGGAAATGAAGTGTAAGAACTGCAAGCACTGGGATAAATCGGACGCTTCGATCTTTGGTGGATGGTGCCTCTGTGGATGCCATCTCCACGAACAGAAGAACGTCAGTTCCGGTGTAGATGCAGAAGACTCTTGTTTTGACTGGGAGGCGAAAGATGGAACACAGAAGGATGTTTAAGGTTTACCTCGTAGGCCACGGCACAGGCTGTTATGCGAAGGAATATCGCAGGGAGTTCATGGGCCAGACATGCGCTGCATCTGCAGGCAGAGCGATCTCCAACATCATGTATCGCCTGCGGCAGAACGGTGAGTACCTTCCCGATGACATCGAGGACTCAATGGGCATGGGATATGTCCACTACGAGCTTGAGGCTGTTGCGTTATGAAGCGCAAGCCTGGCGTAGATCAGTATCTAAAACTTTTAGAAATATTAGGAAAGGCAGGTAACGAAAGTATGGGAATCCCCATTACAAAAGGCAAGGTCGAGACCGCCAAGAAGGTCGTTATCTACGGACCGGAAGGCATAGGCAAGTCAACTCTGGCTTCATGCTTCCCTGATCCCGTATTCATCGACACGGAAGGCTCGACAAAGGAACTGGATGTTGCCAGATACCCGACACCGGGTTCTTGGGCGGACATCATCAACTGTGTTAAGGACTGCGCACAGAACGCACCGTGCAGGACGATCGTCATCGACACGGCTGACTGGGCAGAGATGCTCTGCATCAAGTACACGTGCGCGAAGTGCAACGTCAACGGCATTGAGGACGTGGGATATGGCAAAGGCTATGTCTATCTCTCGGAATACTTTAACGAGCTGTTGAAGGCTTGTGACAAGTGCATCGCTGCAGGGATCAACGTGGTCTTCACGGCTCACGCGTTCATGAGGAAGTTTGAGCAGCCTGACGAGATGGGCGCTTATGATCGCTGGGAGATGAAGCTCACCAAGAAGAACGCGCCCATGCTCAAGGAGTGGGCGGACATGGTTCTGTTCTGCAATTACAAGACCAACGTCATCACGGATCAGGCAACGAAGTCCAAGAAGGCAACGGGAGGATCCCGCGTGATGTATGCGGCACACCATCCGTGCTGGGACGCAAAGAACAGGTACGGGCTGCCCGACTCAATGCCGATGAGCTTTGACGAGATCGCACATCTGTTTACCAATACTAAACAGCCCGAGCCTGATTACCGCGTTCAGCTCAGGACTTTCATCAAGGACAACGATCTCAACATGCAGGAGATCGTCAGCGCCTGCGGACTCAACAGCGAGTCCACCAACGCGGACTTTAAGGCAGCACTCGAATACGCAGAGACATTAACAGGAGGAAATTGACATGTCAGACGCTAAATTTTTGGACTGGGATTCAGAGATCACAAAGGACACACAGGAGTTCATCCTTCTCCCGGAAGGCGACTATCCGTTCATGGTTCAGGGCTTGGAGAAGGGCCTTTATGACGGAGACTCCGAGAAGATTGGACACGGCTGCCCGATGGCCACTCTCAAGATCGTGGTCAATGGTGGAGAGCTCGGTCACACTTCCGTGACAGACAGGCTCTATCTCACAACGAGCATGGAGTGGAAGCTCGGATCGTTCTTCAGGTGCATCGGCCAGAAGGCTCACGGCAAGGCATACAAGATGGACTGGAACAACGTCATCGGCAAGCAGGGCCTTTGCCACGTCAAGGTCAGGAACTACACCGGAAGCGATGGTCAGCCCAAGCAGACCAACCAGATCGACAAGTACCTTGAGTGCGATGCTGTGAAGGCACCGACCGCTCCCAAGAAGACTATCAAGAAGTCCGAGCCTGCAGCAGACGATCTCCCGTTCGAGGTATAAGATGGAAAAGTTTGACCATTTACAGTTATTACCGTTCATTGATCCTGACGATTATGAAGTCTGGTATCAGGTGGGAATGGCTCTCAAGCATGAAGGTTATTCCTGCGATGACTGGGACAGATGGTCACAGGGCTCTCCCAAATATCATCCGGGCGACTGCGAGAAGAAGTGGAACACGTTCAATGAGGACACGAGTACTCCCGTTTCAGGTGCTTATATTACCATAAAGGCCAAGGAAGGCGGCTGGGAACCTAACAAAACAGCCGCCTCCGAGCCGCCTCGGTTTTTAGCCTGGGACGCAGTCATAGGCAAGGACACGGCACCGATCGTCAAGGACGGTTTCGTTGAAAGCGAGGCCGTGCCTGATCCACCTAAAAACTGGGATCCCAGAGAGCAGCTCAGGCTTTATATTAACACCTTATTCCAGCCGAGTGACATCGTGGCGTACTGCTGCCAGTCCATCAAGAAGGAAGATGGTGAGAAATCGAAGTGGGTGCCTGCAAACGCGGGTGTTTATTCCCAGACCGCAGCGCTCATCCTAAAGAACCTTGACCACTACGATGACATTTCGTATGCGGTCGGAGATTACAAGAGGGAAGCAGGCGCGTGGATCCGATTTAACCCGTTTGATGGTGAGGGTGTCACCAATGCCCACGTCACCGAGTTCAGATATGCGCTTGTAGAGTGCGATGACATCGGAATCGAGAAACAGTATTCCCTGATCAAGCAGATGCAGCTCCCCGTTGCGGTGCTCGTACACTCAGGCGGGAAGTCGCTCCATGCCATCGTCAAGGTTGACGCTCTCGACAAGGATGATTATGCCAAGAAGGTCCAGTTCCTATATCAGGCTTGTGAGAAGTCAGGGCTCAAGATCGACACGAAGAACAAGAACCCGTCCAGACTGTCCAGGATGCCCGGTGTCGAGAGGAACGGAAAGAAGCAGTACATCGTGGCCACTAATATCGGCTGCGAGAACTGGGACAAGTGGATCGACTACATCGGATCCCTTGACGATGACCTTCCCGAAATCCTTGACTTCTGGGACCAGCTTCAGGAGCCGCCTAAGCTCTCACCGGAACTCATCGGAGGGATCCTGCGCGAAGGCAACAAGATGATCATCACGGGCGAGTCCAAAGCAGGAAAGACGTGTCTGTCTCAGGAGATCGCTGTCTGCATCGCAGAAGGCAAGCCGTGGCTCGGAAAGTTCCCGTGTGCACAGGGCAAGGTGCTCTACATCAACCTTGAGGTCGAAGAGGCTTCATTATTTTATAGATTTAAATCTATATATGATGCGAACGGCTGGGAGCTGACCGAGAACTGTCGGAACATCAGGCCGTGGAACCTCCGAGGGTTTGCGGTGCCGCTCGAGAAGCTCGCTGCAAAGGTAATCAGACGTTGCAAGAACACGGGACCATATAAGGCGATCATTCTGGATCCTCTTTACAAGGTCCAGCAAGGTGACGAGAACTCAGCCGAGGCCATCGCAACATTCTGCAACGCTCTGGACAGGATCGCGCACGAGACAGGTGCCGCCATCATCTACGATCACCATCATCCGAAAGGCGCTATGGGCGGCAGGAAGGTCATTGACCGTGGTTCCGGTTCAGGTGTGTTTGCACGTGACGCGGATGCCATCTGCGACCTGTCGTTCTTGGAACCCGACAAGGCCATTCTTGAGACCATAGGTCAGCAGATAGCCGATGGCGAGAAGCCGATGCAGCTCGCGTTCGTCCTGCGTGACTTCCGTGACGTGGATCCCATCAACGTGTTCTTTAAGTTCCCGATCCATTATGCGGACACTACCGGACTTTTGAACAGCGCTGCGGTCGAGGGCTCTCCCGAGGCGAACCTCAACAAGAACCCGAACATCAAAACGGCTGCAGAGAAAAGGGAGATCATCGAGGCCGCGTTCAATGCGGTCAAGAGTCTCACGCAGGACATGGAGGAAGTCGCACGGTTTTCCGAGATGGCAGAGGTCGCAGACGTGTCCTCGAAAACTCTCCGGAAGTACATCATGGAAAACCCTGTTTTTGTCATCGAAAAGTCGTTCGTTCGGAGGGTTAATTTTGATGATTAATTACTATCAAATTTCTTTGAGAAAGAATGGAACATCGGCTTATAAAGGAATTACCTTCCTTTCCCTGGGAAAGAAAGGGCGCTTAAAAGCGCGCCCTTCCTTCCCTACTCAGGAGAAAGACGCGCGAGGCTACCGAGAATGATTTCAACGAAGCAATACACAGACAATTATGACCGGTGGACGGAACAGCTCAGGAAGAGTGCCGAGATGCTTATGGCATCTTCCGAGTGCAGGAAGGTTCTCATCAAGAATGTGGACAGTGCTGATCCTCTCGACCTGCTTCAAGAAGCGGTCAACTGTATCTACGATCTGACGGGAGACAAGTGCTTTTTGAAGGAAGTCACTGAGGGGATAGAAAGGAGAAGACATGAAACAGATGTACTGGGTGAAGATCAACGGTGAACGCTACTGCGCTTTCGACAACAGCGAGGATGCGCGGTACATGATCGAATACCTCAAGGCCCGTGGCAATACTGACGAACTCACCATCGAGGCCGAGCCCGGAAAGGATAACAAATGAAAGACAGATTCTTTTTGCACTTTGTGACCATGCCGAAAGGAACTGCGCAGCAGAAGCGCTACAACGGCAGGACTCACACCTACTTTAAGGATAAGAAGCTCATGGCGACCGAGCAGGAGTTCTTTGTGGCGCTCAAGCCTCACGCACCGAGGATCCCGTCAGAGCTCCCGATCGAACTCCACATCTGGTTCTACTTTGATGTTAAGGACAAGTCCAAGTGGGGAAAACCCAAGACCTCAAAGCCCGATGTCGATAATTTTTCCAAAGCATTTATCGACCAGATGACAAAGACGGGCTTCTGGAACGATGACTCGCAGATCACGGATCTCCATCTGGAAAAGTTCTACGCGGAGAAGGCCGCCATCGTGGTCGAATGGAAGGAGGTCCAGAATGAGTGAAGTTTGGAAAACAATTAAGAATTTTCCTCGATATTCAGTTTCAAATCAGGGAAGGGTTTGCAACAACTCAACAGGAAAAATTCTTAAATATCGCTCAAAGGAATATTTCCAAGTCATCCTTAGTCAGGGAAAGTATTCTACACGAAAAGACTGCCAGGTGCACAGGCTTGTAGCTGAAGCATTTATTCCAAACCCAAAGGGCCTGCCAATGGTAAATCACATTGACGGGAATCGATTCAATAACCATGTCAACAACCTTGAATGGGTGACGAACAGAGAAAATATCGTGCACGCATATAGGACATTAAACCGACAAATGGGATTTAAGCGACATAAGCCCTCAAAGAAGGTAATTCGAGTTGAAGATGGAAAGGTATTCGACAGCATTACGGATGCAGCTCATTTTTGTGGATTCAAAAACCCTAACAGTATATCAAAACATTTGAAAGGCAAATATCAGTCCGCTTGTGGCTATCACTGGCAGGAGGTGGTGTGAAGTGAGCAATTTGACTGAAAGAGAGTACGAAGCTCACATCTGGCTCGCGAGAATGTGGGACAAGGACAACGAGATCGAGTCCTACGAGAAGAGGAAGGCTGACATCATTTCCCAGCTCTCAGGGATCGGGAAGTATGACTCGGAATCGATTCCTGGGAATAACGGCGAGAACCCGACCGAAACCAAGAACATCGAATACTCGATGCTCTGCGAGAAGATCGAGAAGCTCGTTGGCGAGATCTCACGCGAGAATGTCAGGACACACTTTGTCCTGGAAAAGGTCAATGACACCATGATGCGAAACATGCTCTACGACCGTTACGTCAACCGGATGAGCTGGAACCTGATCGGACAGAAGTACAACTATGCACAACGCCAGCCATACAACTATCTGCACAAGTGTCTCAATGCGGTCCGTGAGTACATTCCGGACGAATGGATCGGGGAGGTGATGTGATGGGAACGTTCACTGCATTTTTCGTAGGCATGCTCGCAGGCGCCACGATCGGAATGTTCTTCCTCGCTGCCGTGGTGGTAGCCAGAGATGCCGAGGAACGCGCAAACAAGATTCACGAAAGGAGTCACGAAGATGAGTAATCACTTTGACGAAAAAGGGAACTATATCAATTCCGAGAACCTGACACTCAGGCAGATCTACGAAAGAGGGTTTGACGAAGGTTTCAAAAAAGGATATGTCGATGGTGCCTTGCATAAGGACATGGACATTTCGCAGTTGACCGACGATCTCTACAACAAGCTGATCGGATGTGGAACATGAACAACGATTTAATCAGCCGTGAGGCTTTGAGAGAAACGATTGACAAAATTACTTGGTATCACATCAATCCACACGGAGAATTGACCGAAGGTGCTCATGGCGATAGTGACGCTTTATTCAAAGCGGAAGACATTTTCAATGCTATCGACAATGCCTCGACAGTTGAGCCAAAGCAAGGCAAGTGGATAGAGTTTGCTCGTTGGGTAGCAAAAGAAGTATTGGATAATTATTTTGAGGAAAGTTCGGGTGCTTTTGCGGAAATCGCTTGTCGAAAGTTGGTCAAATTGGGTTTAGTTGAAGTCAAAGACAATGTTTATAAGATGAAAGGTGGCGCGGAATGAAATTTATAGTAATCGACAAAAAGACAGGAAAAGAGGCAGACGAATACGAAATTGCTCTAAAGGAAGATTGGGCAAAAGACCTTATGTATTGCGATATGGAGGGCTTTGCGCTTCTTCAAGACGGAACACTTATTTTAGTTGACGAGTGCGGAGAATTTGCATACTGTCCTGCTGATAGATTTGAAATCGTTTTTGAGGACAACGAGGCAGATATGAAAGGCGGTGCGGAGAATGACTAACGAAGAAGTAAAAGCAATAACAGACTATATCGAAGTAAAAATATGCAAAAACTGCCCCAAGGAAAAATGCATAGACTGTAATATTATTGGACTTTTCAAAAAAGTGGAGGATATGAAGAAAGGCGGTGTGGAATGATACATTCCGAAGACTGTAAAAACTGTAAGTACGGCTACACGGTCAAGTGTGAAAGCGGTGATGAATATATTTGTTGCGATATGCAAAAGTGCCAAGAAGAGAAGAAAGGCGGTGAGAAAAATGAATAATCGTACAGAAGCAAAACTTAAAGATTTATCAGGAATGCAAAAGGCAGTTTCTGAATTGCTGTATCAGGCTTGGAAACGAGGATATAAGTACTGTGAAGTTGATCATGAAGAAAGACCGCAAGGCGAGTGGATAGAAGTAACTCGAAGAATTAGTGATAGTGAAACAGCAACATATTGGGAATGTTCTATCTGTAAAGAACATGACAGAAAAGACGGTAAATCAAAGTTTTGTTGCGAGTGCGGAGCAAAGATGAAAGGCGGTGATAGAAGTGAAACAGATAATATGTGATAGATGCGGTGAAATAATAGATTATACACAGGGAATTCCTGTATTTGTAATTACAAGAACGAATACAGGTATGTATATGGATATGTGCAGGAAATGCAGAGAGCAATTGATTAAATTTATGCACAATGTTCCTTTGGATTTTAATGGTGAAGAGATCACAGACGAGAAAGGTGGTACGGAAGATGACAAGTAGTTATTTATGTATGTGCTTTTGCTTTTTCTGTGGTTGGATAATGCACATCGTTTGGGAATGGGTAAATGATAAGAAAGGCGGTACGGAATGAAAGGTTGGTATATCAGAGACAGAGACGATGAAAAGGTCTATATCTGCAAATGTTGTGGTTCCCGTCAGGATGTTCCGTACAATGTCTGTCCTGACTGTGGGAACGCTTCGGATAAAGAGTGCACTAAATTGCAGTAATTTTCGTGATAATCTGTATGTAGGAATTTAGGCGGAAACCTGATTATTACATTTAAGGATCACCACAACCACTTTGTCTCCTGCCTAACATTCGTCCTACCTTTCAAACCCAGCGCGTCCTTGTGCTGGGTTTTTAATTGCTTGAATAAGGGGATGGGGTACATGGCACAGGAATACAGATCCGGAAGCAAGTGGCGCAGGATCAGAAGGCTCGCCTGGGACCGTGATCGAAAGGCGCGGGCTGTCTGTCATATCTGTGGCGAACGGATCAATTATTCGCTTGAACCATCGAGCGCACCGTTGTCCTGGGAACCTGATCACATCATTCCTTTTGCGAAGGCTCCCGAGCTTGAGCTCGATCTGAATAACATTGCTGCATCCCATATGCGGTGCAACCGACAGCGCGGAAGCGGCTCGGGAGACATGGCTCTGGGTATGCGGACGCGTATTTGGTAGGGAGGGCCCCATAGGGCTATCTGAATCTTAAAAGAAAAACGAAAACGACAGACCAGCGGGCCTGCAGTGTCTAAAAAGAGAACGAGAAAATTTGAGGGTGGTTCGCATACGCGCGACTAAACAGGTAAACACGAACGGATAGCTCGACGGAGCGACAAGCGGGACAGTCCTACCCGCTTCCGTTCGCCTTTACATTAGGACAACACACGAAGGACGGTGTTTTATGTATCAAAAGCGAGGCTATCACACGCCAGAAGCCGAGGCAGCAAGAAAAAAGACAAACGAAGCACGAAGACAGAAGGCCGACGAAAAATATCGTCGGCTTTTCTATGAGCGGGGGCTCGATGCTCACTTCGATTACATCCGCTTTGAGGGTAAAAATCAAATTCTTGTCAGGTGTAACCGATGCGGGACAGAGACGATTAAAACACATGATGCGTTTATCGGAAGACAAGCTCGTCTTTTTTGTAAAGAGTGTGGCAACGGGACGCTCACCTTTTCTGACGAGGTCAATGACATCCTCGCATATTACGCGGAAGGTCACAGCGTCGCCGAGACCTGTGAGAAGTACAACATCGACGCGATTAGGCTTAACGGTTGGGTAAAACGCCGCGGAGTAACAAACGGAAGAACAGTCAGCGAAATCAACACCGAGAAGGCAAGGAAGGCCGCAGAGAAAACTCTCGCGGAACGAGAGAAGAAGGCGATCGAAACAGTCAACAGTCTTGGCTTTGATTATCTCGGAGGTTATCAGAAAAGAGACGGTTTTATATCTGTTAGGTGTAAAACATGTGGCGAAGAGACCAGCCGAAACTTCACGGCCTTCCGTGACGGCACGGCAGCCTGTAAAACGTGTCAACGCAACAAGGCGAACGCAAGACAAGAGGAAGAAAAGAAAAAGCGGGAACTGGAACAGGCTCAAAAAAAGGCGTTAAAAAAACTATTAAACCCGCTGGGCCTGTCATATTACCAACTCGCGAGAGAAAAGAAACTCGACGAGGCTGGCGTCTGTATAGTTTGCGGGCGCGAGTATAAAGTACGCGATTACGTCAGAAGCACGGGGGCCAAAACCTACACAAACCCCGGCTACTGTTCAATAGAGTGCAAGAACAAAAACAAAAATAAGAGGGAGCACGAACGCCGCAAAGAGCTCGGCGCCAATCATTACGCAAGAGCGAGGAAGCTCGGGCTCCCTCGAGAAAAAGGCATAACGCTCCCGAAAGTTTTTGAGCGCGACGGAGGCATCTGTCAACTATGTTTTATGCCGTGCCTTTATTACGGTGATTATCTCGCGGACTTATACCCGAGCATCGACCACATCATCCCGCTCGGAAACGACGCCGAGAAAAAAGGCGGGCACACATGGAAGAACGTCCAGCTCGCACATCGTATATGTAACTCACACAAAAGAGACTACTACGGGAAGGAGTGGAACAATGCCGACTAAAAAACGGACAGCAAAACCGGCCGCTCCGAAACGGAGCAAGGCCGAGGAGCTCGTCGCTGGAGTTCACACTCTGCATGACGAGGCTTTGGAACTTGCCGAGAGTGTCCTGTTTATGGCAGGAAAGCTCAAAGAGGCGCGCGAAGCCATGAAGGATGAAGAGCTTATCATTCCGTATGATAACGGTGGCGGACAGATGGGGATCAGAGAGAATCCGCACTTCACGGCATTTGAAAAGTTGATGGCCACATATACGAAAAGCCTTAGGCAGCTCACCGAGATCATCGAGGCTGGCGCTCCTGTTAGGAAGGCTTCATCAATTATGGCCGAGCTCACCACCATCGCGGGGAGGAAACTCGGATGATACACGGAAA